ATATTGACGCCCTCTATAAAATGTATTGCTTGCGTTGGAAGATTGGGAAACTTAAATCAAAACAAGTGTTTTTATTAGCGGCAATTACATTCGTGTGCGAAACGATTGATATTCATACGAAAGTGCCACATGACCCACACGCCATGGGTCAGCTTACAGGCAATATACCGCAGTGGATACTTGCCATTATTGAGACAAAAAAGACGTTCGCATAATATAAAATGGCACTTCTCTCTCGTAAGGCACAGGCTGCGATTGTTGGCGGTCTTCTCTTTTTTGTGATTAGCTCTCCCGTGACATATGACCTAGTTGATTCGCTGGTAGGCGGAGTTGTCACGGCAATCGTTCCTGCGTTTGCCGATGTGTTCCGGGTCGCACAGGCGGGTTGCCCTACCACATACGGGCGTCTCGTTCATGCTGCGGTCTTTAGCGTAATCACCTACTTGATGATGCGTGCGGGATAAAACGGATTTTTTAGTCTAAGAATTGTCGTGTCTTAGACACATACAATGCGCGTTTTAATCTTTGATACCGAGACAACGGGGCTTCCGCTATATAGAAATATTCCTGCAAAATCAATGCAGGATAATTGGCCCCATATCGTGTCAATCTCGTGGATGATTCTCGAAAAGGATGTCGTTGTAGATACGCATTCATATATCATCAAACCGAGAGATTGGGTGATTCCAGGGGAGTCGATTGCAATTCATGGAATCACCCAAGAAAAAGCTGTCTCGGAAGGAGTGGATCTTGGGTATGCGCTGGATAGGTTCATGTATGAACCGTATGATGTGATGCTTGCACACAACCTCGAGTTTGATGAGAATGTTGTTGTACAGGCGATATACTGGGACCTAGGGCGTAAGAATTTTCACAACTTTCCGCAGCCCAAGCGCTGTACAATGCGGGCATCGGAGACTATCTGTAAACTTCCGGGAAAGTTCCGAGGATATAAGCCCCCGAAGTTGAGTGAACTGTATACGCATGTATTCGGCACACCCCCGATTCAGCAAAATCTACATAACTCGCTATATGACGTTGAAATTCTAGTGAAGGTTCTTCAAACCTCACAAGAACTACGAGAGAGACTTGGTTTACTGCTACCCCGCAGTCTACAGGACAATGCTGCTCAAGCGAAGTCGAACATTCTCCGTATCTAAGTATCCAATTGTAAAACAGATTACACAGATATGGTCCAATGATGGTTGGTGTTATATTCCCGAACTCAAACAGCGACGGCAATTTTTGGATACGGAGCATGGTTTTCTCCTAGACATTGAGAACTACGATGGAATTATACCGTTTCCACTGTACGTGGAGTCGCTAGAGTATCGGACGTCTGAGCGCGTTCCTCAGTCTTGGGTGGAGACGGGTGAGTGGGGGAGTGAACTTTATGAAATGCTGCCATCCAGCCACAGTACGTGAAGGAACATGACTCCGTAGTGGACACAGCTGTTACGACTACGTTCTTAACCTCTTCAACGTCTGTCATTGCGTATTTATTGATGATTTAGAAACCTTTTTGCTAGATAAATGATTGTATTGGATGTAGTATATGTCGCAATTGCGACGATTGGAGTGATGCTGACCCTTCAGCTGCTCACGTTTTTTGTCGTTCGCGTTCTCTACCCCCCTGAGCCAAAAATTATTTACCGTGACGTCCCCGTTCAGGCACCACCTCCCATGCAGCCACAAGTTACCCAGTTTCTAAACCCAGTTCCTCCCACCGCGCCTCCCCCACCCGTTTTCACACAGCCAGAGAAAGTAGAGCAAGTTGACCTACCGGAATATGACATCCGTAAACCGTCTAGCACGTCACTACGACTGGACACCGGTCTACCGGACGGTCTTCAAGAAACCCGCCCCCCTGGGACGTAAACTGTTCTCTGTTCCACAAACGATCGGACAAAGTGGATGGATCATTTTGACATACGAGACGCAGAGGCCTGTATGTTATTGGGTGACGCAACGAGAGACCAAACAGATTCCTTGTTGCGTAGATGAGCGCCTATGTGGAGATACATTTCTTCGCTGTGAAAAGATCCGAAACGATTTCATTGTTTCAGATATTTTCATTTATAATTCAAACCGGGTTTTCAATTGTTCCACCTTTGAGCAGCGCTATACGTGGCTCAAAGAGTTGCTAACATTTTTCAAGCAGATTCCAGGATTTCCTCGGTTCGTTCATAAATCTGCCTTAGAGACGCATCATACGATTCGCGGACAGGAATCCTATACGGACGAGATTGGCGCCCCTGGGTTTTACAGCGAAGACGTCGGTCAGCTTGTAAAAATCAAAAAGAATATACTTCCTGATTGTTACATGATTGAGGATTCCTATCTGCGTGTTCCGAGCCTAACTACATCAAAATATTTACGATCTCTTGGAGATGAGTTTGAATTGCGTTGTGTGCGAAATGAGGATGGTAGTTGGTCGTTAGTATAGATCATCTTCATCCACAATAATCATTTTTAGAGGATCAATATTGTAAATACTTATCATTTTCTTCCAGAAATCATCCCAGGTATAGAGTTGATGTTTCAAACGAAACATCATCTTATTGTCGCGAACTCGAAACTGTACAGGTGAGTGAATAACTGTTTCCGTATCAGATGTCCGAATAACGAGTGCTTCCTTATTATCTGGAAGACCCACGCTGGCCCAATGACCAACGTTGTAGTTGGATAGAACCCGAATTGCATCCTCCAGCGAACAGTCGCTGACTGCATAGAGTATATTCATAGTCTCTTTGTATTTTGGGTTTTATGTGTTTTTCATTTCCGTTTTTACTTGGCGAGACGGAGCACAATGTAAAGCGTATTACTATACTCCTTAATTTTGGGTTGATCGTCGAAGAACGTGTCGTCCTCGCCGATCTGTGTACTATTCACCTGGAAATACATCTCCTCCGGCAGCTCCAGCTTCGTTGCCAGCCGCTTGAGGAAATCCTTGGACTTCCAAAGCAGGTAGCGGTTCACAAGCAGTCCATCTTCGTCGCGGAAGGATGCACGCACCCACGCGCTGGCAACCTGGTTGTATGTCATAGAGACATTACCCGAGTATAGCGCGTTGCCACCGCCGACCTCTGAGAAATCAAAGGAACGACAGGTGACAATATTCGCACAGGTGGTCTTGAACCCAATGGTGTTCTCCTTGAGATCCCTCAGGAGGTTGTCCTTGCAGGCGCGAACCAGTGCGGCCAGAAATTCCAGTTCACGGTCAATTGAAATCGCAAACTTCGTTGCGAACAAACTACGTCTCTTCTCCGTATAAACAGACTTCACCTCCGCGATGTCGCTATTGGTAAAGAGTGCCATTCTTTGTGTCTAGGATTCGTTCCATACCATTCTTAAATCCGTTTTCTACCACGACGCGTTTTCTTGGAATGTTTACGCTTCTTATGGCGACGCGACTGGCCCGTTAGAAATGACTTTACATGCTTCATGGGGCCCATGGGTCCAGCAGTTGTGCTTGTAGATGCACGCCATCTCTTCATTAGGACTTTCATTGCCTCTGGGTCATAATCTGGTTTCACATCTTTCACATTGTAGTAGTCAGTAGGATCATCCCACTCTCCTACAGTGCCAGGCACATATTCTACAACCACCTGCTTTGTTGTAGGAATCACGTCCACAATCTTCCCCCGCGTCTTAACTCCCTGGTGTGGAACAACAACATCGACACCCACTGCTTTCTTCGTGAGCAGGAACTTTTCCATTATCTAGGATGCTTCACTTTTTTATGCGCTAAGTTGTAAATGCCTCGCAAGAGTTCGAAAGCAGGGCGTCGTCGCACGCGCAAGGTAAAAGGTGGTTTCTATTCATTTAGTGGTGCGGTTGGAACCGGTGCGCCGAACTGGACGCGCGGTACCGAGGTTCCTACGCCGGACTATGTTTCCAAAGGCGGTCGTCGCCGTCGTGCTGGCCGTAAGACCCGTAAGACCCGCAAGCATCGCGGTGGTGGCACATTCGGCGCCACATCTGCGTCGTATCAGGGGACGGGTTCGCGCGGAATTGCCGACTATGTTGCTACGGATACCAAGGGCCCCTATACAAACGGCGGAGCTGCAAAAGGTGCCTTCAATGATTTTGGGGCAAAACCCGGCAGTTCGTTCTAAATGTAGAGTTATGGAATCTCTGCATCGCATCTGCATAGACAAACACATGGTATTCTGGATCATTCGTAGAAATCACCGGCCCACCATTTGCCCGAACGATCTGTTTCCATGTCACAATACGACGCGATAACTCCTTGTATTCCAACCACTCTAGAAAGACAGCAGACGCTTTCAGAAAGGATAAAGCCGAGAAAGCATCATATGTCCCGTATATGAAAAAAGATACGATTGTAACCAACGGGCCTACAATCATATCAACCCAAGGCAGAATACCACCGAATTTGCGACGAAGATCAAAGTATTGATGGGTATCTCTAAAAAAGTCGGTGGAATTCTCTAATAAGTATTTAGAGTCCATTTACTATTCCCTCCTCCTGAATTTTATGATATTCTAACGTCTTTGTCAAATAATACCAGTCCCGCACACCATACATAGACAGCCCCTTTCCAAGTATATCCGGTGTGAGAAACGCATCCTTGGGAAATACATACTTCACTTCCCGTGTTACATCAATCGTAGTTCCACGAATCGTTTCTGCGTGTATCGACAACCAAGTACCTTCCGACGCCCGAATCGGTTTTGACTCCTCATTCACAAAGAGCTTCTTCACACGTCTAGCACATTGAAATATATTTATGTACGCCCAATATATATACTCCATTTATTACTGAGATACGGCTGATACAGGTAAATCATCTGTGATTATCGTTTTCGGAATATCGGATGTCTCGGATACGGGCGCAGGTGACAGGGAGAAATGCTCCATTACTGCGCCATCAAACCCAGTCCCCATCGCAATCGCTGTACCAAGCGCTGTAATCACGAAGGGAGCCGCAACGAGCGCCCATGCTACAATGCCAAGATCTACGGAGCAAAGCGTATCTAACACCACAACGGTCGCAATACCTAGAATCGTCTTGACTGCCGCGGTGACAAACAATCCAAAGGAAACATCCAGACCAACGGATAAGGTAACGAAGACTAAATACAGAAGCGCGGGAGGGCAAAGACGATCAATGAAACGCATCTTCACGTTATTTACATTCAAACCAGTAAAAAAATGGACAAGGATATTGTTTTAATTATGAACCTAACGGGTTGTAACGAAGAAACTGCGAATGCGTCCTATGAAGAGAAAAACAAAGATGTTCTTCTCGCCATCGACTCTATTCTATTTGGAAATACGCCTGTGACTATAAAGAAACGCAAACGCGAGGATATTACCGAAGATGAAGAGTATCTAAACGCAATGCGTCCACGGATGGAGCAAGCAGACCAAGATATTAACAATCATCGAAGCACTACGACAAATCCACTCGAGCCTGTGGAATCAGACGAGACGCCAGACCACCTCGAAGAAACGGCTCTACAAAGTAATTGTTTGCAGGAATGTCAGATACCTTCGATGGAAGAAGCGGTTCAAACACAGGGAACTGTGTGTCTGCCACACCTTGTACACTCTTGCGATTCGCTGTAGAGTGGCCGAATAAAACACGACTCTGATTCTCAATCTCTGCGATCGTACCACCTGCTAAGAAAGGAGTGGTTGCAAACGGGCGAGGATACAGCTGATTCGGGCCCTTTACACGCGTCGTTCCTGCATCTCCCCAGAGTAAACTCGACTGCGTATCCACCGCACAACCATCCTCAGGCTGATTTCCAAGGTTTCCCTTCGGAATCAGTCCGATATAACTCGCCGCTGCGTCAAAAATAGATGCGCCGCCGCAACCTGACTGGGGTAGTGTCGCAGGAACGCTTGTTTGCGATGGATTTCCATTTCGGGTGCTTGCATAAAAATATGACATCTTATTCATTTGGAGAGAAAAACGAATTGACCAGATTACTTCAAACGAATAGTAATGATATGACACTCTACCTCCAACCGTGCGACTGGATTGAGCACGATGTGGACTTTACCTATGTCGTGGATGTCTTTGGGCGCACAAACGAAGGCGATGTTGCCCGTCTTCGTATCACTGGATTCAAACCGTACTTCTACCTGAAGTCAAGACCCGGAGATACAAAAGCGTCGATTGTATCGTATCTTGTCACCCATTCGGGAAAACAACTGCGCGGTCTGCAACTCACACAAGAACTCAAGCAAGATGCGATGCGCGGGTTTCGGGCCCTAGAACCCATTAAGGTATGGAAAATCCAATGCCCAGCTCTCTGGATGTTCAAGACTCTCGTAAAGACACTCAAGAACAGCAGAGACTATGTCGTGGAAGATATCTACGAGGCAAACCTTCCGCCACTTCTTCGTCTCTTTCACGAACGCGATATCCAACCTGCATCTCCCTTCGTATTTGAGGCAGACGAAGCGGATGTGGAGGATCTGAATGTAGATAAATGCTTCACAACGGACTATGAATGCATCAGTCCCTTCAACAACATCGCCATTCCACTCTACGTAGGAGCGTATGATATTGAAGTGTATTCCGAATCAGGTCGCTTTCCAGTTGCATCGAATCCGAAAGATGAAATCATTCAAATTGGCGTGAGCTTTCGTTGGAGCGACATGCTACTTCAAAGTGAGGCACGATACGTGTTTGTGTCGGGCAAATGTGCCCCGTCGCAAGACCCAGACGTAGTGTTCATCTCCTGTAAGGACGAGAAGGACTTGCTTGTGAAGTTTCACAAGTGTATTCAGGACGAAAATCCAGATATTCTTGCTGGTTATAACACATTTGGATTTGATGATTCCTATATCGCAGACAGAGCAGAACGTCTTGGGCTTGAACTTTCATTTGGTCGTATGGAATCGAATCAATGGGGCGATAGACGACAGTGTATTAAGACTGAAAAGAAAGTCTTTGAACTCGCAAGTGGGAAGTTCGCAGTGCGATATATTGATATGCCAGGTCGTTTGGCGATTGATTTGTATCTCAGCATGCGTCGTGAACAGAACCTTGATTCATATAAACTTGATAATGTTGCGAACACGTTTCTACGCGACAAAGTCACACATACTGAGACGATTCCACATGGTGTTCGCATTCACACAAAAAGCACACGTGGTCTGTTCAACGGAAATTTGGTTCGACTGGATGTTGTTACGAACACAATCAATCCATACAACGATGGCTATAAGTTTCCAGTTCTAAATGTGCAACCGAAATACTTTGATATTCAAGGAACGATTGATTTGTCGCCAGACGATATGAAGAAACTCGAATGGTCGTTTGCGAAGGATGATGTACATGCGAAAGACATGTTTGCGTCCCATCACGGAACACCCGAACAAAAAGCACTTATAGCAAAGTATTGTAGTCAAGACTGTGATTTGGTCCTAACATTGATGGCAAAGCTAGATACACTCGTCAATGCACGCGGTATGGCGGATGTATGTCGCGTGCCAGTTCAATATATCTTCTTACGTGGCCAGGGAATCAAGATTTACTCGGCAGTCGTGTACAATGCGTCGAAACGTAACCAACTCATTATGACGCAAGAGGGGCTGGAAGAAGATACGAAGTACGAAGGTGCGATTGTCCTGCCTCCAAAAATTGGAATGTACATGGATCAACCGATTCCTGTTCTTGATTTCAACTCTCTATACCCGTCCAATATGATTGCATACAATCTGTCACCCGACACACTAGTCTACGTAAAAAACTACGACATCAACGGTCGCCTACTAAATCCGGAATGTGTGAAGACGTATGATGGATACAACATTGATGAGATTGGATATGATATGAAGAACGACGCAGGAACTGTTATTGGTCGACAGGTCTGTGGGTTCGTTCAGCCAACGGACAATCCGCAAACAGTCGGTCTACTTCCGCTCACACTTGACTTGCTATTGAAGAAACGCAAGGAGACCCGCAAACAGATGGAAATCATTGAAGATGATGCACAGAAGTCAGTGCTAAACGGCCTACAACTTGCGTATAAGGTTGTAGCGAATTCAGTGTACGGCCAATGTGGCTCTAAAACAAGTCCGATTCGTAGATTGGAGGTGGCGGCGTGTACAACAGCTGTCGGCCGACAGAAGATTTACGACGCAAAAGCAATTGTTGTTAGTCAATTTGGAGCAGAAGTTATCTATGGAGATAGTGTAGCATCGTATACACCTCTTATGCTTCGTATTCATGGTGAACATACTATCATGAGTCCTGAAGAACTCGGAAGAATGGGTGAATGGAAGATGTGTAATGATACAGATAAAGAGTATTGCGAACTAAATGGAGTTGAAAGTTGGACAGAAACTGGCTGGACTCCTGTTCAACGAATTATCCGCCATACACTTGCATCTCACAAAAAGATGGTTCGTGTATTAACACATACCGGGTTAGTCGATGTGACCGACGATCATTCACTTCTGCGAACAGACGGTACAGAAGTATCATCTAACGACCTACGAGTTGGAGACTCTCTGCTACATATGGCATATCCACCAATGGATACAAACGTAGACAACGATATCATAAAGGCGCGGATTGCAGGATTCTTTGTCGGAGATGGAAGTTGTGGAACCTATAGTTGTGCGTCAGGAGATAAGGCATCTTGGGCACTTAATAACTCAAATATCGAGATGTTAAATGAATATAAAACACGATGCGAACACGTATACCCCGAGTTTGGGTGGATCATTCATCCGACACTTGTGTCTTCAGGAGTATTCAAATTAGTCCCAACGTCAAAGGAATATGGTTCACTGAAGTCATTTATTAAAACATATCGTTCTATGTATTACGTTGATACACGTAAAAATATTCCATCATGGATTTTGAATGGTTCTATCGACGTTCAACAATCGTTCTGGGACGGGTTCTACGACGCAGACGGAGATAAGGATATGAATGGCTATATTCGTATTGATCAGAAGCACCAAGTAACATGTGCGCAACTTGCATTACTTGGATCGCATTTAGGATACAACGTATCGCTAAATACTCGTATTGATAAGCATCATATTACTAGACTGACGTTTACTACTAAGACACAGAGACGACCTCCAAATGTGATTAAGAAGATGTATCCAATCGAGTACGCAGGATATGTGTATGATCTGACAACGTCCAATCACCATTTTCAAGCAGGTGTCGGACAAATGATCGTCCACAATACAGATTCAATCTTCGTGAAGTTCCCAACCAAAGACCTTCAGGAGTCTATCAATATGGCACGAAAGGCGGCAGATATCATCACTGCTTCAGGGCGTAAAGCACATAAGATTGAATATGAAAAAACATTCTATCCCTTCATTCTGTTCTGTCGGAAGCGATATATGGGTATGATGTATGAGGATGATGTAAATAAGAAACCAAAGCGTAAGTCGATGGGTATTGCGCTGAAACGCAGAGATAGTGCACCGATTGTGAAAGATGTATTTGGTGGTGCACTGGATATTCTGATGGAAGAGCGCGATATCAAGAAAGCACAGGCGTTCGTGCAGGATATGCTTGTGAAAGTTGTCAAAAATGAAATACCGCTGGATAAGTTTATTGTCTCCAAGCAATTACGCGATGACTATAAACACCCAGACCAAATTGGACACGCGGTATTGGCGGAGCGAATGAAACAGCGTGACGAGGGAAGTGCACCACAAGTCGGCGATCGCTTAGCCTATATTTATGTCGCAGAGCGAAAGGATCGCAAAAAGCAGGGTGATAGAATTGAACACCTGGACTATGTCCGCGAGAATGGGCTGAAACCAGATACAGAGTTTTATATCACAAATCAGATCCAAAATCCGGTCGCACAGATGTTTGCTCTCGCGCTTGAGGATCTAGATGGATACGTAAAACAGCGAGACTACGATACACAACGGAAGGAGATGATCGAAGATGGAATGGACGAGGAAGACGCAACGCTGCAGATCTTGAAACTCAAGGAAAAAGAGCTGGATAAAATTATGTTTATGCGTGCCCACTATCTTGCAAAGCACAAGCGAGGGCCGATGGATATGTTTATTAGTCGTAAACAATAATACCTTTGCGCGTTTGAATTCCACCAATCAGCCAACCAAATCTATCGCGTTCAACCGGGAACACGTCATAGCCCGCGTCTCTGAGTAATTCGATGTTTTTCCAATTACACCCCCCTTTCTCTGTGATGAGTGTCTTACAAGCGAGTTCACTTGCCTGTGCCACGAGTGTACTTCCGTATTCGCGGAAGTAGTCATACTTCGCGACGATATTCGGATCCGCGTCAATCTGCTCGATAAGTTTGATTAGTTCGTCCATTTGTGTCTTGCCCCAAAAACACACGATGGCCTATTCATCCGCAGGCGGAGACCCCTCTGGGCGATGGATACGATAGGCTCGCTGGACAGCATAATAACTATTGCGCGAGACAATATGTGGATCCCAATAGTAACGCGCTGCGAGATCTCCTTCTGTTTGGGCGTATATTACATATTCATCTCTCACAACATGATACGGGTTCTGACGCCTCATATAGACATCCCGACGGTTTTTCTGCTTTCTGAAGGAGAGAAAGCCAGTCGTGAGCGGGATCTCACGATCGTACTCCGGAATAGACAAGTAGTACCTGCCATCCGCGTGGCAGTAGGCGGGTGTCTCAAAGAGAGGATAGGTCTCCATCTTGTTCATAGGAATACTATCTATTCCTTACCTATATAGAATCCGTTTTCAAGGACAGCCATATACTACTATAATGGAGCCGTATATTGAAACAATTCAGGGACTTGTTGAATCGAGAAATACGTTTATTGGACGAACTATGAATCAGTTCCGACCCGCAGAGCGTCCTGGTGTGTATAATCAGTTTATGTTAAATGAGCGTATGTATCTAGAGCTTCTGTATCGTGTTCTAAATCAGGAAATTCGCATTGGTCAAAACACACAGCAGGTTGTTCTCAATATTCCTGCGAGTTTTCTAGATCCCATCGCCGTGAGTGCTTCCGCGGCTCAAATCGCAGACTCTCTGCGTGCGATGGAACATCCAAGTGGAACATGTGCGATTTGTCAGGATAGCATTACTACAAACGGCACGGAGATTCGCCAGTGCGGACATATGTACCACCGCGAATGTATCACGAGCTGGCTAACAATGAGCGTCCGTTGTCCTGTGTGTCGTCATGACATTCGGGAGTCATCCGCGGGTCAGCAAGGGCAAACATCCGCTGGTGCCGAATGAATGCTTCTTCTATACTTAATCCTGTTGGTGGTAGCACATATTTTGGAAGTATATCCGATTTACCATACTGTAACCGGTGAATGATCCGACGAACATCATACTGACATTCCTTCACAATCGAAAGAATGTCAGTATTCGGAAACATCTGCTGTATCTCCGCTGGTTTTGGAGGCATACATTTCACGATTTGAATACACTCCTTATTTCGCTTGAAATTAATCGGAACATCGTTTCCCGTACATAGAATTGGAACCTTGCGCGCAGGATCTTTAATCCACGCAACAATCTTTGCTTGCGCGTGCGGATCACTTCCATCAATCTCATCTAACAAAACACATGTCGTTCGCTTATCGGTTGTCAAAAAAGAATGGATTTGAACAGGAGATGCACACGCATCTTTCAATTTTTCAACATCCGTGTAACTACGAATACTCCGGGATGCGTTAATCTCCAAAGGTTCAAATCCATACGTCCTAGCAGCACAGAGAGCAAGTGTTGTTTTTCCAATACCAGGTGTTCCAGTCAAAAAGACCGCACCAAAAAACGTTTTTTGGGTTAAATATTCTTTTAGTAGTGTTTTAGCCTCTTCGTGTCCTAATACATCATCCAATAGTTCTGGTCTGTGAATCTCTGTATCCATATCTCTATCTAGTATGCTTCACGAAAATACATCGTCGTAGGACGAATCCCAATTGCTCGTAGGCACCTCATATTCAACACGTACAAACTTATTTTTTTCCATATCATAGTAGAACTCCGACTCCCCCCAACCTGCACCCATCGGTACGAACACAAAGTATTTGTGATATTGCGTATTCTTATGATATTGTGGGCGAATGCGTGCAGGATTATACTTTACGCAATACACCTCCTCGATGAACTTCGTCAACTTCGGGTGGATGTCGTGGATATAGTGCTCCATTGTAGTCTTAGTCGTCTTTGTCGGTGTCTGACCAAGACTCCGAGGTCTCAGAATCCGTTTTATCGACAAACGCATCTAGAAACTCCTTGAACTTCTCCTTCTCAAATTCATCAAAGAATCCATCGACTCGAATGGCTTCTTCCTCCCCATCTACATCGTCGTAGTCGAGAATAACAGATCCCGCATTGCTTCGTGTCATTATCGTCATTGTTACATCTTTGAACGACGCGACGCGCACAACCTTGTCGGGCAGAACAACAACATACTCGTCATCGTCGTCCAGCACGTAGCAACTAGCTCCATTCATAAACCGGAAGACCTCGATCTCGAACATATTCTCGTCATCCTTCTCCACATCTGCTACAATCTCGACTTGGATGATGGGCGTACATAGACCGATACATAGAATGGCAATGGATATAGCGACGTATGCTAGGTAGATCACGTCATTTGTAGTGAGGACAGTCATCTTTGCGATACACACCAAATGCTCTGGTAAAGTAGAATCCGTTTTCGGAATTCCTTCTAATAAGAAAGGAAAGGATGGACATTGCACGCCATGTGTACTCTACGTATTTTAAGGACACGACCAATCCGCTGGTTCGACATCATTTAGACTCCTTCGCGGACCTACTGACAACCAAGATACCGAATTTTATCAAAGGTTCAAATCCCCAGCGTCTCGTAGCAGACGAGAACCGGACTGTAGATATTTATATCGGTGGAAAGCAGGGTGATAAGATTCGTTATAAACCTCCGACAGATGAATCTGATGATATGTCTACGACCGTCCTACCACAGACCTGTCGTTTGGAAAACAAGACCTATGCACTTGAAATTCGCGCCGATATAGAGATTGAATACATCGTGTCGGGAAAGACAACCACGAAATCCTTTGAGAATGTGCTCATAGGGCGTATTCCGCTCATGTTAAAAAGTTCTCTTTGTGCATTGAGTTCTATGACACAAGACGAACTGAAAGACGTCGGGGAATGCTCTTTTGAACTCGGCGGATACTTCATCGTCAACGGCGCTGAAAAGGTTCTTCTATCGCAGGAACGACTTGGCGACAATATCCCTTATGCTACAAAGCGGATTCAGAAACCCTCAGAGGACGAGGCACGTGGACTTACGGAGAAGGAAGTCCAGTCAAAAATAGAGGATGCCACCAAATCAGAAACGTATGAATATATTTCTGGCATTCGCTCTATCTCAGAGGATGGAACAAATGGCCCGTTTTCCCATTTTTTAACCATTCCACCTGCAAACACAAAACCAGATGATGCTAAATTGATTGATAAGACAAATGATTACGCCACGTTCTCTGTCAAGCGTCTTGCGACTATCACACTACCCGGATTTACACGCCCTGTTCCTTTGATGAGTGTATTTCGTGCGCTGGGTCTTGGCTCCGATGGGGATATATACGATACGATTCTAGCAGGTGTTCCTGCGTCTGAGAAAACGCAGTACGATACTCTCTTTGCAGAGCTTGTATTATCGCATGAGACGTATATCCAGCAGGAAATGGCGAAGGAGAATGAAGATATACAAGACCCCGACTTGCTGTTTCTTCGTCGTCAAACGCGTACACGCAGTAATGGTGCCGTGTTTGTGAACATCTACAACCAACTCTTCCCTCACTGCGAGATGTATCCGAACGAGTCCACTGGTTCGTTTTATCGTCGTAAGGCCTATGTACTTGGAAATATGGTTCGTATGGCGATGGATGTAGCCATTGGTAAGACGGGAAAGAGTGACCGTGACCATTTCCGCTTCAAGCGTCTAGACTCGTCGGGAGATCTATGTTTCCAGCTCTTCCGCAAGGTCTACAAGGAGGTGGCAAAGGAAATGCTCACCAAGATTGATACGCGCATTCATTTTGAGCAGCAGGCGTATGGTGGTGAAAAAATAGCAAATGTGGTTCAGCCGGAGAACATCTCATACTATTGGGGTATGCGCACATTCCTCAATGAGTTCGAGAAGTCATTCAAGGGTAAGTGGCAGGGAAAAGATGGTATTTCGCAGGAACTTTCGCGTCTTGCGTATCTAGGAAGCGTTGCTCATCTGCGTCGTGTCAACTTACAGATGGATAAAGGCACAAAGGTCGTAGAACCGCGCCGTATTCACGCATCTACATGGGGTCTTATGTGTCCCGCCGACAACCCCGATGGAGGCAATATTGGTATGATTAAGTCCATGACTCTGTTTTGCGCACTATCGACCGCGTCACCCTCTACGGATGTTCTCAAGAAACTCATTGCGCTTCCGGAATTCACACCGATTCACCGCATTCATCCATCCACTTGGAAATCGATTTGGACGAAAGTCTTTATTAATTCTGATTTAGTGGGTGTTCTGGAATCGAATAGTGAGACGATTCACAAGTATCTGCTGAAATCCCGCAGAGATGGAGCGCTTCATAGATTCGTATCACTCTGCTGGAATCGTCTTCAGAACGAGTATCAGGTGTTTACAGACGCTGGGCGTCCGTGTCGCCCCGTATATCGCGAAAAGACGCGGGGAGATGATATTCGGGCGACAAAGAAATGGATGGATATTATGAAACACATTGACTACATTGATGCACAGGAAACGGAGAGCTTGCGTATTTCCATGGAGCCGTTCTCGGAAACATTCCCGTCCGAAATTCACGGAAGCGTAATCTTTTCTGCGTCCGCGGCCGTGATCCCCAACGCAGATTTCAACCAGGCACCACGTAACTTCTTCAGTTGTCAGCAGACAAAGCAGGCGTGTTCGTGGTATTCTACTTCGTTCTCAAAGCGTTTCGATACGATTGCGACACTACTGAACCATGCACAGCGCCCCTTGTCTCAAACATGGTTGTATAATCCAGTTTTGGGAGCGAATGGGTGCCTTCCGTATGGAGAGAATCCTATCATTGCACTTGCGATTTATGGCGGATACAATCAGGAAGATTCTATTTTATTGAACGATTCTGCTCTACGCAGAGGTATGTTCCATACAACCTACTACCATTCCTATGATATTCTGGAGGATATGATTGATCCTGCGACCCAGTCCCATACTGAGTTTGTCAATCTTGCGACGGATCCGAAGTATCGCGAGGCCGTGCCACGTAAGAAGGAATATAACTACGAACATCTGGACAGTGATGGAATTATTCGCAAGGGTGTAAAGATTGACGATGAAACGGTATTGGTTGGTATCGTGTCTCCTACGACAGACAAGCTAACTGGGCATGTCAAAGGACATAATGATGTATCCTACACACCGAAACGCGGTCAACGGGGCATTATCGACGATGTGTATCGCTATATTACACCAGATGGCCTTCGCGGCGTAAAGATTCGAGTCGCCGAACACCGTATACCTGTGCTAGGCGATAAATTCTCGTCCCGCCACGGACAGAAAGGAACGGTTGGATTCCGCATTCCTGAGGAGGATATGCCATTCACATCCACCGGGTTGCGTCCAGATATGATTGTAAACCCACACGCCTTTCCGTCACGCATGACCATTGGACAATTTGTAGAGTCTATGGCGACGAAATTAGGTGTTCATATGGGTGCTCTGATTGATTCAACGCCGTTTACAACGCAGAATCGGGTTGGTGAGCTCCGTAAGTTGCTGGATAAAGCAGGATATCACCCCTACGGTCACGAGATTCTATATAACGGACATACAGGGGAGATGATGCCCGTGGAAATCTTTATGGGACCCACATATTACCTGCGTCTGAAGCACATGGTGGAAGATAAGATTAACTACACGACCCGCGGACCTCGTAAGCTTCTAACACATCAGCCAGTCGAGGGTCGGTCTCAGGGCGGAGGGTTAAGAGTTGGAGAAATGGAGCGCGATGCCCTCGTTTCCCACGGAGCATCAAAGTTCTTACACGAGAGCCTCATGGATAGAAGTGACGCAGCCGAAGTATCGTTTGACGCAGAGCATGGTATTTTGGATGCGCGTCCGGATATACGCTCAAAGCTAGAGATTCCCTACTCCATGAACGTATTTACAAAGGAACTTGAAGCCATGCATATAAGCATGAAATTCGTGAGTTAGACAAGAGTGAAAAGATACAGGACCTGATTCAGATCGCCGAGAATGGTATCACGGATGTTGAGTAAGTCAGTGTCTGTTGCCTTCAGCTTCTTGGGGAGGTCTACGGACAGAAACTTGCGCTGACCTGCCACAAAGGCTCGTGCCGCCGCCTCTGAGAAGTTCGATAACTGAATAGGTTTAGAAACAGATGGGCGGCCATACTTACCCATATAGGTTTCTACAAACATATCAATGTTTGCATCGAGTTTTATAAGCAAATCATCTGTTGCTTTGTGTCGCGCGAAATGTTTGGTCTGCCAGTGATATAACTTGACTTGGTCACGAATCGTCATCATGTTCGTGATAATGTCACCACCAATCCCCCCGCCGCGACGGAGTGTCTTACGTGCGCGTCGCGCACCTTTATGGGCATGAAGACCGGCAACAACTTCATCTCGTTCCAGTAGGTTTTGTATAGCCATTTCGGCATCCGTTGCCATATTTATTACTTACGACGCAAGGTTTTGTTTCGCGTATTACGTCGTCTTGCTCCCTGTTGTTTCAGTTCCCAACGAATACGGGATGTGAACACATAACTCTCTGTTAAATGAAGATTTATATCCTCTAATTTTGAGCACATACGAAGCATATGCTGGATGATTAGATTGGAAGCGGATATATACATTGGTTTTGTGACGTCAATACGAAGAGCGGGGAAATAATGGTCTGTTGCTGTTTCCAAGTTCGTTGCTACGAACTCTGCCTGGGGCGACCGTTCCATTTGCCCCCCCACCATAACATCGTGGCCCGCATACAGATGTGCTAAAATCTCAGGAATTGTAGCGGTCTGTGCTAATTGCGCAGGACCACTTCCTTCTACGGCAACACCGCGGGCCTTTCGGTCATTGTCGTACGCAAGCGAGTTATAGCGACCATACTTGTCAGCATAGGGAACAACTTCAAATAAAGATTGATCTGTCTCAAAATTTTTAGCACACTTCAGATACTCCAGGTACGGTCCGAACGTACCAACCAGTTCTTGCGTAGGGAAGAATATGAACTCATAGAAAAGTCCTCCACGGCGCGTACATTCCGTCAGATTGGTTATTCCTGCGTCATACCCATCCGGTGTGCGATTGGATGCTGCGCCTTGTTCACCGGCGCGTTCCTCTCCGGTCAAACACGCAGGGTGTTCAATGAGAGAATTGGCCTGTGTTGCATCCAATGGATCGCGGTCTGTATACACATCCGTTAACCAAAGATACTCAATCGGTAACTGAACGACATTTGCCTTGAGAAGATACGATTCTTTCGTGACGATCATAGAAATAATACGATCTTCTGCCTTTCCACGATTCGCAGGCGTGTTCATCGCTGTATTCCACTCATCTAATAACTGACGAGATAGGTCTGTATTACCAAAATACATTGTGCCACCCGATGTCTCAAAAATATAGGGGTCAAAGCAAACATCTGTCTTGTAGCGAGCACTTGAACGGGGATCAATGTTCCATCCACGCGCCATATAATCCACATTCTTCATATCAAAAATAGCAGGATACTTGTTGATATACATATCACCATCAATGTACAAAACACCTTTTCCAGGACACGCATCCAGCGCTTTGCGAATAAACGCAGGTTTGGCATTAATACCGTTCTGATAATCCTCGCGCTGAATAGGATATTCTACAACAAGATAGTTACAATTCGCCTTCACACAGGTTTCCTTCCAAGTCTCAATCATCTCGTTAAATGTAACCGGATTCTTGAATGTTCCGTCTGCCTTTCGTTTCTCAATTTCCTGGTTGTATCGCTCATTCAATTTCGCACGCACATCGGCCCGCGCGAAATAGGGAGTTAGATACGCTAACTGTCGCGCAGTCGCGTCCCGCAATTCCTGCTTCTCCTCATCGGTAAGCGCTTCGTTACGCTGGCGTTTCTCCTTCCGCAGTCTACTGATTCGCCCAACACGCTCATAGATAGCACGATATTCATCATCTTCTTCTGCGAGTTCCTCCTCGATTGCCTCACGAACTGGCTCTACAAGTTCTTCAGGACAAGGTCGCTGTAGATTTCGGTTAAGATTCCCTGTCCCCCACCAGTATGTAATCACCACAAAGTTGCTATCAGGATTGACAGTTAGATTTGGAACAAGCGGTGTTTCCTCTACAAGTTTCAATACACTGTCCACAGACCCGCCTTTCATATTACATTCCAATCCATAAAAAGTTTTAACAGTAAATCACTTCATCGGTAAATGAATGATTGGAAGAGTACACATTTTCAGCATAGAACCCAATATATTCCACGCATTCTTCACCTCGTATGGGTCGGGAATGCAGGGCAGCCAGACTATCTTCCAAAACATATTGAGACATGGAGAGAACTCATGCCGACATGGACAATTCGCCTTTGGACAAATGATGATTTAATAGCCGATGAAGTAGAGACGGATGTCCTATCAAAAATCAGTGAGGCAGAACGGGGTACACAAAAGGCAGATATTCTGAAGTACTATGTCGTTTGGAAGCATGGGGGTATTTATGTAGACGCAGACGTAGAACCAACTAGTAATCTAGATCCAATCGTCTATATGTCCGAGTTGGTACTATGCCATGATAACATAATCACATGGGAGTATATTTCATGTGGATTCTTTGCTGGAAGTGTAAATCATCCTGCGTTACGCAAAGCAGTCGATATTTGCCTCCGCGCACAATTGAATACAAATGAGCCACATATGACCACAGGACCATACGCACTCGGTCTTGCAGTGTCGCAAGTACCTCCTCAGAACATGAAATATATGAACCTCGAGTTTGAGTGTTTCTATCGACACAATGACGGTCTTTTTCCGAACCGTTTTGGTAGACATTTTTATGCATGTGCCTGGGACCAGTAAAACGAATTTTCCCAGAAGGAGCATATAGAATGTATCAAGAAATGGCAGAGCATATCTACGTAATTAAGCGAAATGGTGACCGTGTCCCCGTGTCCTTTGACGAAATTCTGCAACGCATTCGTTCTCTCAGCGATGGTCTAGACCGTGTAAATCCAGACCTCGTCGCCCAGAAAGTATGTAATCAGCTGAGTGACGGCATGACAACCAGTGAGCTAGACGACTTCGCAGCAGAGACATGCGCTATGATGCAAGCGCGGTATCATCCCAATTATGGGAAGCTAGCCGCCCGTATCGTCATTAGCAACCATCACAAAAATACACCGGATACTCTGCTGTCCTGCGTAGAAGAACTCTATCATGGCCCACTGCAGCTTATTAGCGAGGACTATCACGGCCAGGTATGTCGTTCTGCAGACGTATATCAGGCGATGATTGACTATTCGCGAGATTTCATGTTTGATTACTTTGGCTTCAAAACCCTAGAGAAGGGATACCTCCTAAAGCAGAAGAATACCGTCGTAGAACGTCCGCAGCATATGTGGATGCGCGTCGCAATTCAGCTTCACGGCGACGATATGCCCCGTGTGAAGGAGACCTACGATGCTCTATCGCAAGGATACTTCATCCACGCAACGCCAACCCTATTCAACGCAGGAACTGACCATCCGCAACTCTCTTCCTGCTTCCTGCTCACTATGAAAGACGATTCCATCCAGGGTATCTACAAAACACTTAGCGATTGTGCCCAGATTTCGAAGTGGGCGGGCGGTATTGGTCTGTCCATTCACAAAATTCGTGCACGCGGTTCTCAGATTCGCGGAACGAACGGTGAGTCTACAGGTATTGTTCCTATGCTAAAAGTCTTCAACGACACTGCAAAATATGTAAATCAGGGCGGTAAACGCAACGGGTCCTTTGCGATCTACCTAGAGCCGTGGCACGCAGATATCGAGGAGTTTCTGCGTCTCAAACTCAATCAGGGCGCAGAGGAAGACCGTGCACGCGACCTATTTTATGGACTTTGGATCCCAGATTTGTTTATGAAGCGCTTGGAGCAGGATAAAGATTGGACGCTCATGTGTCCCGACGAGTGCCCGGGACTTGCAGATGTACACAGTCAAGAATTCGAAACTCTATATGAGAGCTATGAGACAGCAGGAAAAGGTCGGCGCACGATTCCAGCGAAGAAGCTATGGCAGATGATTCTAGATGCCCAGATTCAGACCGGAACACCCTATCTCTGCTACAAAGATGCAGCGAACGCCAAATCCAATCAGCAACATTTGGGAACTATCAAGAGTTCCAATTTGTGCGTCGAAATTATGGAGTTTACATCTCCCGACGAGACAGCCGTCTGTAATCTCGGGTCACTGGCGCTCCCGAAGTTCGTTGAGACAACCGACGGTCGTCCGTCATTCAACTTTAAGAAACTACGCGAGTACACTGCCATTCTAGCGCGTAACTTGGATATTGTGATTAATAAAAATTACTATCCTACCGAGGAGTGTCGCAACTCAAATATGCGCCATCGTCCGATTGGAATTGGCATTCAGGGACTCGCAGATGTATTCGCAATGCTTATGCTTCCTTGGTCGTCCGCCGAAGCAGCAAAATTGAATCGTGAAATCTTTGAGAATATCTATTATTCTGCGATGGAGATCTCTATCTTGCGTTCCTGTAACGCGATGTGTATGTACCCGAGCTTTACTGGCTCGCCACTTTCGAATGGGAAACTGCAATGTGACTTGTGGGGCGATCAACCCAAGTATACGGACTATCTGGACTGGGATACACTGCGCGAAGATGCAAAGACATTTGGCGCGCGCAACTCTCTCCTCATTGCACCAATGCCAACTGCGTCTACATCCCAGATTCTAGGCAATAACGAGTGTTTTGAGCCATTCACATCCAATCTATATGCCCGTCGTGTACTCGCAGGGGACTTTATGGTTGTGAATAAGTATCTTGTTGAAGATTTGACGAAACTCGGGCTTTGGACGAGTGATATCCGGACGCAGATTATTGCAAACAATGGGTCTGTTCAGGGTATTGAGGAGATCCCAGCAGAACTGCGCGAACTCTACAAGACGGCGTGGGAAATTCCTCAGAAGACAATCATCAATATGGCCCGCGACAGAGCACCGTTCATTTGCCAATCACAATCTCTGAATCTGTTCCTTGCAGAACCCACATATGCAAAAATTTCCTCTATGCATGTGTACGCCTGGAAGCAAGGTCTTAAAACTGGATGTTATTATTTGCGCACAAAAGCCGCTGCGTCTGCGCAGAAGTTTACAGTGGAAGTGAAAGCTCCCGCCGACTGTCTCACGTGTTCTGCGTAATATATAGATATATATATAAATGCCAAGATTGGTACCCAGTACTGGACCATCGGTACCTTCAACAAGCTTAAAGGTTGGTAAAAAGTATGATGTTTTTTATCAGGGAGTAAGTTTCACAACCGGGGACCCATGGACTGACTTTGAAGGGAGAGGTACATTTAGGGGAAAAGGTGGTCCAGATACATATATATTTGAGTCGTTCATAAATCCAGATGGAACACCAAGTAGAGATACTATAACTCGTATTGTTACGGAGTCCGGACTATTTAAAGAAGTACTATCTGCTCCAAAATCAGTTGGGACGAAACGTATTCCAGCAGGATCGGATGATTCTATCACAAACGAAGATATCAAACATGGAGATACAATGATTGATTTTGACAACGAATTTTCGTTTGGACGATACTATCACGAAACAACATACCCGAAACTGAAAGGTAAAAATCCATTCACAAATAAACAAATTAATACATCAACTGTCAAAACATATACTGCACAAATTTCCGAAGGAGGTTACCGTAAGAAGAAGACATTACGTCGCCGTACGACGAAACGCAGAAGAACACGTCACGTAAAACGAGCATAATCTCATGATGGACTGTTCTTCTGAATCCCATTTAGGTAATAATTATAGGATGGAACATAACCGTTTTGTGTTTTAGTAAAGATTTCAACACGCGTATTTGGGTACTTTTTAGAAATCGCAATGGCGTCTTCTAGGTTTGTAAAGATCGTCAAATCCTCCCATTCAGAACCATCCGGAGTGAGTACATAGACTGCGTCCATTTGAGTTATACCATTCAAACACCTACTCACCTAAAGTCCGTTTTATTTCTGATCCGCTCGTTTAGCCGCGAGTTGTGTAAACCATTCGTTTGTCTCACGTCGTCTATCTAAGATAGTTTGCTCGGATAGATACTTCTCGTAATCATCACCGTGTTCGCCAGGAGTATACGGTGTCATACTTAAACCTTGTGGTGAATAGGATGTAGTGTATTGATGGCTCATAAAATCCCCGTACGACACGTTTTTGTCTAGCACGCGTTTAACACGAAGATCGCGAAGACGTTGTTCTCTAGTGTATAACGCCTTACTATGTTGACGCGTCAAGCTTATCTTGAGTGTTAATTCCTCTTCACGAGACGGATTGGCTGTATATTCGAGTGCCTCGACCATGCTGGTTCGATACCGTTCTACGATATCGATATCTCGTTTTACTGCGCTGATTGCTTCGTCGAATTCTTCTTTTGTAGTGTATTCAGCCTGGATATAGACTGGAATACGGTCCACAACTTCCAAATACTGCTTTTCAAATTCGTCCATTGTAGAATACTCTTCAGCGCTCGTTAAAATTTCTCATATGAGAAGTATAAAACAAATGGAGGCATATTCTGGTTCTATAAATGGTTCTGCAGGAAACTCTGCGCCCGTTGCGGGTGGTCGTCGTCGTCGTGCGACCAAGAAGGCCAGTAAGGCGATGAAGCTGGCTGCCAAGCTGAAGAAGATGGGCGGTGAGGTCGCGGAGGCCGTGGAGGAGGTTAAGGAAGAGGTTGCTGCGCCTGTGGAAGGTGGTCGCCGTCGCCGTCGCCGCGGGGCTCGTCGCCACACACGGAAGCACAAGAAGTCTCGTCGCTCCCTGTTTGGCCTGAAGTATTAAGTTGCTTGTCCGCTAGGACAATACCAATTTCCGATACAAGAGCAAATAGTTTTTCATTAAAACCATAATGGCACCCATTTGGCTCCTTCACATCCGGCGACTTTCGAGACGATGAATTCTTTGGATGAACCAAACTTACAATGACTTCCTGTGGTGATACTTCACGACACACTTGCTCGCGACCGCGAATAAATGCGTCTCCTTCCGCAATACGCACTGTCTCATCAAACGGGGTCTCCTCCCAAAACGCCCGTGTAAAAATCAGAGTTGCCTCCGATACACGCTCAGACATATGTAGCGTATTGGGTGGTACATTCATGAAGGAGTTATACTTGACAATATCATAGCAAGGAATTGTCGTACAGAACGCACATTCCTTCGCAGGCTCTTTCATCATCATCGCCACACGGTGAAGGATCGAATTTTCGGGATATACATCATCATCGTCCATCATCGCAAGCACATCATACGACGCTTTGCTTACACCCAAATTACGCTTCTGTGCGATGGTCATACCTGGGTCGGATTTGACATACGTTACATGTGGAATGCCAAACAGTTCATCTTCAATTGGATCATCGCCATCATCGACAATCACCCACTCTAGCTTGTCCGCAGGATATGTCTGAATCAGGTAGCAATACTTTGCAAGGGGCATAAACTCGCGTCTGTCTTTCGTAAGGGTAATGATAGAAATATCCGGTAGATCCTCTTCCTTCGGAAACACATGCTTTAGCTCATACAGTGGAATATCGCGGAATGATGCTACAACCTCCTTCATACGCGCAACCCATTCCTTATGACGCACTTCATACAACGAACGAGACATATCACACGTCGCACGCTTCTCTCGGAACGAACGAGCAACGTAGGTCTTTAGACACTGGACAATCGAATCAGAGGTTACATCTACAAGTCTCCCGAAACAATCCGGTTGCTCGACTTGGTCTAGAATCTCCGCAAACAGCGCATCGCCCGACGTGAGATCCTCCTTGAATGGACGAATCGGAGAAAGAATCAAATTCATACCAACAGACATACACTCATTCACTGCGTGTCCAAACCCCTCTACTGCCGAAGTACAAATACACAGACCACAGTCTTTTAGCATCTCGTCATACTCCGTCTCTTTCAAATCACGATCCAATAGAACGACCTTGTCTGTGATAGATGGAGGAACTTGAATCTGAATATGATTGGGATTGAATGGGACGTACAGAGTGGGTAGTTTATGATATAGATCGTCACTCTCCTGTGCAATCTTCATATACGCCTGAAAAATAGGACGAGGATTGCGGAAAATGTTCTTACCAACCGGCACAATCGCCTTCGTGAAATTCACTTTCTCGGCAAACACCTTATCAATCGAGGTCCAACCGATATATTTGCACGGAATATTGAGTGATTTCAGCCGATCTTCTGCCTCCCGCGTTTTCACCCAAATCTCATCCACCATATGAAAATACGGTTCCCACGTCTTATAGGACCACTCTAGATTCGGAATCCAGATGTTCTTGCGGGCGTACGCAAATAGAGACGGATTGATCACCTCTAGAAAGATATTGACTTCTGCCTCTTCACAATGGGGAAATACATGGGGAACACCACGCATCTGAACATCTTTCTCAAACACAGCAGTAAGAATACCGCGCATGAGAGATACATCCTGCGTAAGACCTGTATGGTTTCCAAAACTAGAAATGAGATTCACGCGCATTTATATTCAGGAATTACTTTGGGAGTAAACGCTTTGTCGCACGCAATCGCGCCTTCTGTTTCAATGTCTTTGCTTTCGAATTGGTTGTATGAATGAACCGTTTCCATGCGTCTACCGATGGATTCACGCAAGACGACGCAAACAGGCAATCACGATCACGCCACCATTGCGTCTTATGACCACACCATCTCCAGAAATCAGACGGATTCACAAAGACCACAGGGTTCTCAAAGTTGGTAGAGGCAAAAAGTGTGTCGCACAGTGTTTTCATTTCCTTATTTCCAAAGCCGTAATAGGGGTCAAAGAGGTTTTGTTTGAATAATGTATCTATGATTTCAAACTTCGTTCCAGTCCAGCCGACATATTGGATCGGGCGAACGGTATCCCACGAATAGTCAAGAACAAAGATAAGCGTATTGCGTTTTCCGAAAATCCGTCCCTGGAATTCACACACATCCATTATCACTACGAGGCACTCTCTATTTGAATTCTTTACGAGTGCCTACATGAGTTACAATAATAATACGAACGGGAGACAATCGAAGCATTTGCGATATAGGATTTGTTAAAGGCATAGTAGGTCGTCCGCGGACGCTTATCCTGACACATACAACATCCGTCGACATCTCTGTTCCATAGGAGACACGTCTCGTGCTTACATTGCCTCTTGGGTTCCAAAACCCGTCCACTGCGGAGAAGCATGCCACCTAGCGCAGGACGGATGATGGACGTGCTCTTCTTCATTTTGCCGATAATACAACCCAGTGCTTGTAAATCATACATACGTTTTTGCGATTTTATGAAATACGAAACGGTTCTTCCAACTCTATACGAATGTGCGTTGGCCTACATAGTTCGATAAGTCGTAGAGTTAGAGCCACGACCACGCACCCGAGGAAGACTATGCTTCCAATAAGAATGATTTGTACTACCTCCATGTTGATACCATTCAAAGGAAGGTCGCTTCGATAATTCGTTTTAGAAGAACGATTTCAGTTCAGCGGGTTCAGAACCATAATGCTTGACATTCACGGGATTCGCAATCGCCGGAGCAAAATCCTCCAGGTCCTTCAAATAGAACTCGTGGAAATCAACCTCTGAGAACACCTTTGCAGAACAGTATCCGATCACGCGCTTGTTCAGTTCATCCAGTTCCTGTGCAACCTGTGTAGGATCGTTGCGCGCAAACATCAGGTAATACGACCGCATTACGATACGCACCTCATCGTCTCCCTGCTTGGCGATACGATACTTTCCACTACTCATCAGAAACACCTGACTCTGAATCTCAGAATGAATACGTTCAATATTTGCAGGGCTGAAGAATACAACGTTCAAAGGTGTCTTGGAATGCTGACGACCAACAAGATCTTCACGAGGATCATCCGCAAAGACAGGCTGTGTTGTCTTGTACATCAGATGCGGGCGCGCAGCAAATGCAATCGCAGCCGGGGCGTTAATATTCGGAACACGGCCTCCATGCGTAGGCGCAGGATACTGTTGCGATGTAGACGTTGGATTGTAACGATTCTCTACGTTCGGTTCCGGTAGACTCTCTAGAACCGATTTGTTCATCTTATACTTGTCTATGTAAAAGTTTTATATTTCACGAAGTTTATCGTAGAGTGCAGAATTGAGAACCTCTTCCAGTTCAAGACTCATAGACCAACTCACACCTGGCATCAGAAGTTGATTGCCTAAACGATCATACAGCCATATTTCCAAATAGCGAACATTCGATGGTTGTAGAAAATCATATTTCTTTGTAACCGAGTTATTGTACACGATATCGTAAATGGTTTCACCTTTCGCAACATTAATCGGAATCTTCTGAAACACACCGTAGTACGAATCATTTCCGTCCTGCTGTAATACATTTTCCCAATTTGAAATAGCAAGTAAGATGTAGGAATCTGCGTTCATATTAATTTTGCTTTCAGAGAGAAGGCTTCCATAGGTCGTACACGCAGAAATTTGCCCACAACTGATATTGCAAGGAGCCAACGCATTTGAATTTGCAGGATGTATCTCATACACATAGTTATACAATCCCAACATCTCACCCAACGTGGGAAAATACGCAGGTGTTAGCTCTACATTATTGGCTTCTGGAGTTAGGTTCAACGTGTATATATCACTTGTCGATGTGTTTGCAACACTACAATGACCATCCAAATACGAAAATTTTAATGTAGGAAATATGGAACTATACGCTGTATTCAACGCAGGAATGATGCTTGTATTTGTGTAATAAAACCCAGTTTGTCCTTGGGTTGGTTCATTTAATATCGCAGTTGTTGTTGTTCGTGGACTTTGATTTGCGCTTGTGATATAGACTCCTACGCGCGTATATCCTGCTAAACTATTGGATGCGTTTGGTGGGACTGTGAATGTTCCAGAACCGGCAGATGTTGCGGAATATGCGATTGAAACGGTTGTTGAATCGCATGCTAGGACATCATATTCATTATTATCGTAAATTGTACCCGTTCCTTGTATTGTGATTTTTGTTGGATTGGTTTGATCTACAACAAGTGGATTTATCGGATATGATAATTGAATCACCGAATATGTACCTTTTGGATTTGGACCGATGCTTTCAAATGGAATTGTAAAATCTGAATTAAAAAGTCCCTTCCTTGTATAGATATAGTAGTTATTACGACTGTCAACCAGATTGAAAAACTTGTTTGGAATCTGTAGTGATGATAATTTAGCAGAAATAATATTCTTGTATTGTGAGTCAAGATTGAAAATAAAGTGCGATGTTGTGGATGTTTCAGTTCCAACAGGCACTAGTTTGTTGTAAGACGCTTGACTTGCAATGAGTGATTTGTCGGGCATCTGAACGCCTCCTACTGCATAGGGTCGAAAGTGTGTATCGATATTAAAAATATGATTTTTTACATCTTTCGCACGACGGACACTATTGACTCCACTATCATGAAACTCTTTTGATTTGAGAATAACGTGTTCTGTTCCTCGCGCCCCACTAAATTGTTGAAACTCATGTGCGTCTACAAGTTCTTGTCCAGTGTCTCGATCTGCGTTATGTTCTTCAATAACATCATCACTGCCTTCTACATCATCATATGCAGTCTGCTGGTAGACAAGTAGATTTTTTGCGTTTTCTTCATATTGCTCCGCCAGTAACTGTTGATATGTCAGTTGCTGCGCTTGGTCCATTGTAATAATCCATTTAAAATTATGAAAGCACTTTACAATAAAGGATGTTATCAGCCAGTCAGTACACGGCTGCGCGTTTGAACGTCAACTGTCCAGGTCCTACGGGACCACCTGGACCGATTGGACCGACAGGAGCTACGGGACAGACAGGAGCTACGGGACAGACAGGAGCTTCGGGAGTGGGACCTCCAGGATCTACGGGACCTGCGGGACCGACGGGAGCAACGGGACCGACTGGAGCAAGTGGTCCTGAAGGTCGTCAAGGACTACCTGGAAATGCTGGAAATACAGGACCCGTAGGACCTACGGGACTCCAGGGACCTACAGGACTGCAAGGACCTACTGGACTCCAGGGAAATACAGGACCTACAGGACCACCTAGTACAACTCTACTTGCCTCAGGTTATGCTAGTAACATTAATAGTTTCCGTACCATATATGAATTTGATAATGTTACCAATAATGATTATGCTGGAGTTTATCAAATATATACAAATAGGATTAGAACAAATGATGGACTCGTTACTAGCTCAGACAGATTTGCAGTAGCTACACTTGTTATCTATCCTAAGGTGACCCCCAATGTAAACTTTTCATGTCAATCAAATGGCGCTTTAACAACAATAACAGCTACTAGTCAAACAATTTCACCAACATATTATAAAATATTAGTAAATATAGCTCCAAATACTCAGTCGGGTAATGATAGTTATGACTGGTGGATTTGTAAAACAACGAGTTTACCAGCAACATCCTAAAACAAATATACATAAATAACAATGCCAGGTGGTTTATTACAACTTGTCGGTCGTGGCGCACAAGATCAGCTTGTCACAGGAAACCCATCGTTTACGCACTTTCGATCTGTCTACAAACGACACACAGATTTTGCGATAGAACCTTTCCGCCTCTACTTCAAGACAACCATTCTTTCCTTCCCTGCCTCCGGAACTCTCACGCTTCGCACCAAAGTAGAGAGATTCGCACAACTTGTGAACGATTGCTATCTCAGCATCACTCTACCCGACATCTACTCCCCCGTTCAACCCATTGATACGAATACAATTCGACCTCCCGGCTATAACGCAGGAACTCAAGCCATTCCCTATGAATTCCAGTGGGTCCGCAACATCGGTTACAATATGATTCATCACGTATCTCTTCTCATCGGCGGCCAAGAAGTTGTCCGTCATACGGGCGAGTGGATGAAACTCTATGCGAATCTTCAGTTTGATAGCAACAAGCGTGCCATCCTTGACAAGATGGTTGGTAATGTTCCCGAACTATATGACCCCGCGAACGCAAATGGACGTATCAATCAGTATCCGTCTTCCATCGCAAGCCCTACAACCAACGGTCAAGCATCGATTCCCGGCCGTATTCTTCAAATTCCACTTCATTTCTGGTTTTGTGAAGATGTTGGAAAGGCACTACCTCTCGTTGCGCTTCAGAACTCCGATGTAGAGATTGTTGTCGAACTACGCAACATGTATGAACTCTTTACGACCATCGATGTAGACCAGACGAGCACGACATTCGGACAGCGTGTTGCACCCGACACTGCAAATAGTTTATTTAGCATGTATCGCTTTCTAAGTCCTCCAACAATCAACGCACTATCAAACACAATCCCCGACCTGCGTTCATGGAACCTGAATCCCTACATTGAAGCAAACTATATTTTTGTGACAGATGCAGAGATGGCCTACATTGCGCGCACGGACCATTCGTTTATTATCAAGCAGGTCGACCTTAAGGAATCTGGAAAACAGTACGGGCCGTCCAATGACCTAGAACTTGTTATGCGAAACTTATGTACGCGCATAGTATGGGTATTCCAACGCGATGACCGCGACAACGATTATGATAACTATACAAATTGGATAGATCCTTACATTCCTCCATATGCGCTAGGCGATTTGCCCACGCCCGCGTCGGGTCTATACACGAGTGGAACACTTCTTCCCGAGAATGTATCACGTCGCGATATTCTGCTAGAAACAAGTTTACTTTTGGATACACAGGAGAGGTTTGCAACAAAACAGGCTGAGTACTTTAACGAAATCCAGCCATATCGGTATGCCAAAGGTCTTCCGATTCCCGGAATCTACTCCTATTCGTTCCAACTAGATACAAGTGACCAACCCTCTGGGTCGCTCAATGGGTCTATGTTCAACAAAACAACAATGCGGAATACCCTGATTACACCGCCGTATACAACCAGTGTTGCGGATGGATCGGGTATTATCACACAGTGTGTTGTAAAATCAACAGTTGGGTTTCCCAATCCAATCGTGGTAGCGGATCCGAACGCAAGAGATCAAATGGGAGACTTACTCTATACCCCCAATCAACTTGTGACTATCATCAAAAAATCGCCAAATACAACCGTGTATCAATATACCTACAATGTTCGTGCATACACGGAGTCCTATGGCTTCTTGCGCATTCTGGGTGGAATTGGAAACGTTGTATTTTCATCGTAAGTAATAATGGCAGAAGAATCATTTGGTTGGGGTATTTGGACAACAGGCGCCAATGCGATACTGGTATTTCTCTACGTGCTGTCTATCTCGATTGCCTATGCCGCAGGCGGATACATTTTAAATCCATTGGTGCTGGCTGCTATTGCATTCTTAATTCCCTATTTCTCATTCTGGGTACTACCGTTTCTACTCATTGTAGCCGTTGCAGTGACAAACCGGCTTCTAATTCGGTAAATTGAAAAAGGCTCTTTTCTTTGTTTTTTGCGTTTATGTATTTTTAGTGTTTGATTTAGGCAGGCATCTTCATCTCCTTGAACTTACCCATGCCGAGAAATCCATCGAACTTGTCACCATTGTCCTCGTCGGGGATATACACCCTCTTGGAAATCTCACCGACGAGATACACCGTTCCCTTGAAGGTCACATTCACGAGGTCCTCGTCAATATCTACAACAGGTTCCTTGGGCGCCTCCACGGTCTTCTTGGCCGTGAACTCGCGCATGTGATCTGCCAAGTTCTTTGCATCAAAGTCGTCTGGATCCATCTCGTTGACATACTTTGCGAACGCCTGACCATCCTCCTTCTTGAACTCACGCCCTACCTCTTCGAAGCTCTTCGTGAGTTGCTTGGTTAGCGCAGGGGACATACGCTTGACGCGCTTCTCCGCTTCAGGCTTCTTGGGAGCACCTGGAGGATCTGCTGCCTTCTTCTCCTTCTTGGGAGTCGACGGTGCCTTCTCCTTTTTAGGCTTTGCCTCCTTTTCCTTCTTCTCCTCAAGCTTCTTCGTCTGCTCTGCGAGCTTCTCCTCTAGCTTCTTCAGGTTGTCATTGGCCTTCTCGAGCAGTTTACCCTTCTTCTCGGGAATCTTTGCCTTGAGTTCGTCAATCTTCGCCTGCGTCTTGCCGATTGCATTCTCAGCACGCTGCACAGTCGTCATACTGGTCGTAGAACCAGTCTCGGACTTATGCTCGTTGTAGAACGCCAGTGCCTCGTCTGCATCGAAGCCGTACTTGGAAGCAAGGATAGCAATGATCTTGGAAGCCATTGTGTTTGGGTTGGGATACTGTTTACCTCTTAAAAGTACTAAATCCGTTTTCCCGATTCGTCAGGATCATACGTTTTTGGAACTTGGCTAAAACCAAATGAGCGACACAGAGTTTGCGAAGTCTCAACTCCGCGATCACCTCGCAGGTCTTATCGTACCGTCTGTTTCAGGAGGTCTTTGGAGCATCTATGACTCATCGAAAGAACTTTGCGCACGTAACCGACAGAATGACCAGATCATTCGAACCTTTCAGAATATGCTTACGAAGATTCCAGAGTGGTCAGATACCGTTCTGACTACCGAGGTAGAGCGTATCGTAAAGACGTCTCGATGCGGATACCTGGACGATCTCGTGATGGGTGTGTTTATTGCGTATATGAAATCCTTTGCGTCTCTTCACTATCGCGGGAAGGCTACAGAGGTTTCCGTTGACTTTGAGCGTCCAACACTAAACCAGTTCATTCATCATATGTACATACACTCTGCGCGTAAGGCATGGCAGGTGGCGTATCTCTTCAATACAGTGGGTGTTTCTTCTGAACAGGAGGCGCGCAATCGTCAGGAGATTGAGACCATTGTGCGCGAGTGTATGGAGAAAGTGATTCATTCGTTCCTTCCCTGGGAGGCGATTACAAAGAGTCTCGCCCAGCCGCAAACTGCTGTAGACGATGACTCGGATTCAGACGATGAACAGGATGAATCTAAAAAGGTTCAATTCGCCGATGATTCTTCAGAGGATAGCGAGGATGATACAGAACGGCAAAAGGTCACGCTGTCGGACGACGTCGCAACGATTGATATTCAAGAGCTCGATGCCCCCGAAGAGGATCCGCTCAAGGAGATTGAAAAGAATATGAAGGAGTCGCTCGTTCTAAAACTATAACTTTTCACTTGTTTGCCGAGTAAAGAATGTTGGTTATTGTTTCAATTGCTGTTGCGATCGTTGCTTTCATTCTATATGCTCTAGAGCGTAAGTCCAAGGAACAACCGATTGATTGGGTAGATGCGCTCAAGCTGTCTCTTTTCGGCGGTCTGGTTTCAGGAGGGATTGTATTTACAACGACTACAGAACCCGTTACGAGTGCCGTCGTACAGACAATCACAGACGCTGCTCCCGCCATTGCCTCTGTCACACAGGAGATGTTTGTCGGTACGCCATCCTTTTAGAGCGGAATAACTAAACAATCCTGAAGCAATACATCCGTCGATTCATACGGAATTGTCTCCACTTCCTTGCGTGGTAGAGCTGTATCCTTACAGAACCGCGCAATTGCCTTGTATAAATGAAACCCGTGGTATCTTTCATGTCGTGGGTTTCCTTCCGCAAATAGAAGTGAGGTATTGTCAACTTTCAACCAACGCATCAACACCTGGAAGACTGGATTTGAAGCATAGTCGTTCTCTTCCGGTCCCTTTGGAAATAAGTCCCAAAACAGCGATGTTGCGAGGCGGGCTAGATCAAAGGATGGGTTTGCCTTCACAACTGGAAACTTCTGAATATAGAATGGATCGGTATTGTACTGCCCCCCCGCCTCTTCATTCATTGCAAAATGATCACTCATAAAGTGTTTTGGTTCCTTCATTCCCGCGAGACGAATCGACCCCATTCCGCGCTCAAAATCAATTAGCTTAATGATGTATCCGTACGTGGGGACCTTGTATGTCTTCTCTCCAACCTTATAGTACAAAAATTCCTTGTTTGTGGAGACATACATAATATTATTGGAATGTAGGTCATTATGAACAAACCCAAATGTCTTCTGGATGTAGAGAAGCGCAAAGATAACCTGCGTAATCCAGGCAAGATGTTTCTGCGTATCCGTTTGTTCCGTCATGAGTGTATGAAGTACCCCCTCACACTGTTCCATAAGGGTATATTGAACTGGAACGTTTTTGAATGTTGCCCACGCAAATCCGTCCCCATCCTCTTCCTCTTTTGTATCCTCCTTTACGCTACAATCACACGAACGAATGTCAAATATATAGGAGGTTGAAACAGAAGAACTCTCGGAAGCAGCATCGATGTCGTCCCCCGACGAAGCAAAGACTGGATTGAGTTCACCCATAATAACATCCTCAGACGCAATCCCAGGTATTTCCTCGATTCCATTCAATATACTAGTATCATCGCTCAGGTTCATTTCCTGTTTTGCCACCCGTGTATGCTGAAACGCAGGGGTTGTGATTGAATCATTCAGTTTCAACTCAAATGTCTGTCCGATATTCTGCGAAAACCAAGGTTTGTCCATTAAATCCTCATAATCATCCGAAATATCAATCGTGTGATGGCTTGAAATACCCGAGAAAACACCGTAGACTTTCGGAAAGTGAACACATTTGGTCTGTGAGAAAACAGACGAGAACAGAGACCCCACATACGCTGCATTGTGATGCGATTGCACCTTATGATGAATCGTTGCAGCGGTTTCCTGTGTCGTTCCAAGACCTAGCGTCGTTGAATAGTCACCACGCATCCACTTGAATGGACTGAGAAGCATGGTAGATTTGATGTGGACGTTCTTTTGACCGGCAGATGTTTGGATTGTGTTCTTTGAAAGAATGGACTGAACCTGTTCATCGAACTTCAAACCATATTCATGTACGTTTTCAAGATTCTCCGTCTTAAAAAGAGTTTCGATAGGAGGAAAAAAAGGTTGAACATGGTCGGCGTTCCAGTAGGTCTTGGCACCGGCACGAATGGTTGGAAGGTCCTTACAACGAGACACCTGAAGAGATATAGTGGACGATCGCAATTCACTTGTCTGCTTCTTTTTGACCATTCTTATATGTTGCGAACAATCCAAAAGTGAAATCTTCACGCGATATACTTAATAGGAATGTCCGTTGATTTCAAAATCAAAAAGTTCAAGATGGACACCATAAAACAGAGATGCGAAATTGACTCACGGAAGTCTCCGATGATTGTCGCTATCGGTAAGAAAGATACCGGAAAATCATTCTTAGTAAGAGATATTTTAGCCGAGACGAAGGATGCATTTCCCGTTGGAACTGTAATTTCTTCTACAGAATTGATGAATGAGTTCTTTCAGCATATGGTTCCTTCCAAACTGATTCATGACGAATATAGACCTGAAATTGTTGAGAATGTGATTAAACGGCAGATGAAGATCAAATCTGCGCGCAATAATGAAAAGAAACAACGAAATGGAAATTCAAATATAGATCCACGTGCGTTTTTGATTTTAGACGATTGTTTGTATGATAAATCGTGGATTAATGAAAGTTCAACTCGCTATATGTTCATGAATGGACGTCACATTGATGTCATGACGATTATTACTATGCAGTATCCTCTCGGTATTACACCCAATCTTCGTACCAACGTTGATTTTATCTTTATTTTGCGCGAGACAATCACGAAGAATCGTCGTATTATTTATGAGAACTACGCAGGTATGTTTCCTACATTTGAGATGTTTTGTGATTTTATGGACCAATGTACGGAAGACCATCACTGCTTAGTCATATGTAACGGTATTCAGTCGAACAAGCTAGAAGATCAGGTCTTTTGGTATAAAGCATCGGATCATCCGCCATTTCAGATGTGTAATGAGGCACTCTGGGCTGATAATAAGCCATTTTCAAGTGCTATGCTCGCACGAGATGATTACAATCCGGAAGTTATGAAGAAAAAGAACACAAGTCCTTGGGTAAACGTGAAGAAGATGAGTTAATGCTTGCGCGACTTCTTGTGCTTGCGCGACTTCTTGTGCTTGCGCGTACGACGACGACGACGACCCTGTCCATCCATACTCACATCTACGGCCGTCGGTTCGTCCGCAGAGGACTTCATCTGCCCAAATAAATCCGCCAAGTCATCTACATCCTTACGAAGCTTCTTTGCAACAATGCGCTTCTTTGCCGCATGCTCGCTCTTCTTGGCCTCCTCGGCAAACGCATCCAATGCCTTACGCTTGGCAGTTCTGCGACCAAGTGACTCGCTCATTTAATTTAAACGAACTATTTTTTTAACTCACGTAATAAGTAATATGGAAATTACCGAAACTTACAAAGACGTAAGGCTGGGAGACAGTATATATGTTAAATACCATATAGGTTTACCGCTAGATGTATTGCGCGTTGAAGCAAAAAACTTGGATAAACCGCTTATTCAATGGACCAAAAGCCACGGATTTGAAAGACCTGGCGATTTAATATCTAAGAGCGGCCATACATTTGATGCACGCAAAAAAGGGTCGTTCTTAAATATAACATTTAACCCGGACGGGCGATATTCGGAGATGATTATATTTTTAGTTAGTCCAGACCTATCCACCTCGAAGATATATAATGAACTTATAAGAGTGATAAAGCTCGCGTTAAATAAACAAACGGCTTCCAAAAAGTTCACAGAACGCATTATTCCTGCTGGATCGGAAGATGTTGTATCAAAAGACGATATTCAGTCAGGAGATACCATGATTGACTTCCATGACGAATATAAACACGGCAGATACTACAAAGAAACGACCTTCTACAATTTAAATAATACAAATCCGATTACACGTCAACCAATTATAACTCATAGCAAATATACTGCAAAAGTTACGTCTGGCGGGCGTAGACGTACACGTAAACAGAAGCGCAAACACAAAAAAACGCGCAAACACTAAGTAATAGACTATAACGATACCAAGAGGTACCTTATTGTTTCATGGAATAGAACAACTTGTATCTGATTTGCTACAATACATGGATACTGCTTAAATAAAAGCATAATCTATATAATTTTATTCCGCTTAAAATATATGAATAAACATACATTTGGAGAACCAGGTCAAGGATTTCACGCAACGCGTATTCTAGGATATGCGTTGTATGACATTGTAGGGACCATTCTAGTTGCTTGGATAGTTTCATATATAGCAGGTATTCCTCTAATCTATTCAATCGTAGGCTGGTTTATAGCCGGGGAAGTACTTCATTGGTATTTCGGTGTTGAAACTGCGTTTATGAAACTATTTGCTTAAAGGTCTCGAATACCGCCCTCCGCAGGATGAACAGCCGTCTCTAGCGCAGTTTTCAGCTCAGAGGTATCGCCCTTCTTCGAATCCTCCAGCGCCTGCGCCTTGCGCTTCTCATTCTCATCACGCTGCTTGCGAATCTTCTCAGACTTCTCCTCCTCAAAGAAGATCTCGCGATTCGCCTCATTCTCCTTGTATTTGCGCATCAGCTCGTTCAGCTCCTTCTCAGCATACTCCACCTCAGGCATCACGTGCTCAGAAGGATCCCAAGGCAGCCAACAGCCAACCTTGCCCACATAGAGATTGTCACGAGGATAACGACGCTGCATCACTTTCGCAAAGGTCTGCGCCTCCTCTACAGACCCAAATACACGGCGCACCTTCACACCACGGACATTGGTACGGAACTCAACCTTCTCCGTAAACTGCGCATCCAATTCCTTCTCATTCGTCAGAAGAAACACCTGATACTGCTCGTGGACATCCGTCTGCTTAATATCCGCGTTGTGAACCTTCGTGAAGTCCTGTAGGTCGTTAAACAGATCCTCCACCTTCAGGTCATACTTCTTCGCAAGAAACGCGTTATACTTCTCCATACCCTTCACCTTCCAGTCATACTCTAGCCACTCGATGAACTTCTCATTGAAAAACTCAGAGCGCTCTTTGATCACCTTCTCAGGAGACAAAAAAGAAATAATACAATAGCGCTGCGTAGGAATCTCGGGATCCTCCTCTAGATAATCAATCGGGCCATTGTCATCCACTTTCGGTAGTTCTTCGCGAGGCATCTTATTTATATAGTGCCCCCCCTATGAAAATCCATTCCTAAACGAATTCAGGATTCCAATGGGTAATACGGCCTGCGTCTAGAATACGACGTATGTAATGATTACAGCGCTTCGTTCTTTTTGTTGCGTGTCCGAAATCAACGATGTAGACACGATCTCTGACTGCGATGAAGTTGCGAGGCCATACATCGATATATTCAACATCACATACATGAAACAGAAACCATAGGATACTGAACATACCTGCAAGAATATGTTCAGGAATATCAGCAATGTCATTGCCGTACATATCGCCAACACTCATCTCTGCGAGATCCTCCATTTCGATATAGGTCTTGTAGTCGGTATCATATACTTCAGGAGCAAGACCATAGGAGGCAGCAACATTGAGAAGTTGTGCTTCACGACGAACTGCTGCATAGTTCTTCGTCTTGAAACGCTTGATATACGACATATTGGAGTGTAACATCCATATGTATGGCCATTTCAAATCCGTTTTACCCAAAATTCGGAAAACGAATTCATCGCCACAACATCTCTAACTCCTATCTTCTCCTAGAATTCGGAAAACGAATTCATCGCCACAACATCTCTAACTCCTATCTTTCTCCTAGAATTCGGAAAACGAATTCATCGCCACAACATCTTTAGCTCTCATCTTTCGACGTGATCTATCACCCATAGACCACATACACTATCAGAGTATAACAGATTGTCATTCTCGTATACAATGTATTCTGTTCTCAATCTACTTATCGCGGCGCTCCTCGCAAGCAATGCTGTAGCACAGGATGATATTTCTATCGGAAGTGTCGCCATTACTCCATTGCTAACACGTCGTCCGAGTGCGACACGGACGCGTACCATGACAGCTACGAGTTCTTCGACGGCGTCTCAGACGGCAAGCAATACCGTAGCACCGAGTGATATTTCTATCGGAAGTGTCGCCATTACTCCATTGCTAACGCGTCGTCCGAGTGCGACACGGACGCGTACCACGACAGCTACGAGTTCTTCGACGGCGTCTAGCACATCGTCTCGGACGGCAAGCAAGAGTAGAACCCCTCAGCGTGTGAAGCATTCTCGGATGGCTACCGCGAATGCAAGTCAACGTAGAGCCACTCGGTACGCAAACCATTCTAAGTGCTATACCCGAGTTCGAGGGCACTAAAGACAAATGACACCATGAAATCCTAAAAGTAAAACCTTAAAAAATATATAAATGGCAACTGCGCCCAAAATACGCGCATCTCTGCTTGATCCAGAGATAGAGCGTTCGAGCGTTTTTGTCCCATCAAATGCGAAGCAGACAACTATGAAGGCAAGCACATCCATTCGAAATCCAAAGGATGTAATTAAGCGTTTCGAGATAGAGCGAGCATATGGCCTAGGTCGTCGTCGTAGAAAGACACGTAAGGTTCGCAAACATCGGAAATCGCGGAAGTAAGTTTTTATCTCTCCATTTCTATAAAATGCCCGAGCAGACAGCACCTACGTTTGATTTAAGTGATATTGTAGCTCGCCTCGTGAAGTATGCCTTAGAGGGTCTGGCGGTTGCCGTTGCCGCGTATCTTCTGCCCGGTAAGGTACTCCGACTGTCCGAGATCGGAATGATCGCTCTAGTTGCCCTAGCCACCTTCGCCATTCTTGACATCTACGCCCCGTCCGTGGGCTCGTCTGCCCGCAGTGGTGCCGGTTTCGGTATTGGCGCCAACCTAGTGGGATTCCCTCGCGTGTAAGTATATTACACACCTCACACACTCACTAGATAATGAACCCAGTCGTTCGCTATAACGGGCAATGGTATCGCATTCAAGCAAAGAAATATGAACCTGAACGCCAAACGACCGAGATCGCCTGGTCTATGATCCAAGACCCGTCGCTAAGACCGCAAGATGCGTATAGGCATTGGTTTTCCAAAGAACGTGAAAACGCCAAAGTTTTGTATCCGTCGTTTCGTAAAGAGAATGCTCGTGTTTAGCGTGCTAGGATGGGCTGCGATACTTATCGCAACATATTTCATTCTTCGGCCCTTTACCATCGGAACTCCAACCATTGATGAGGAAGATGTGACATTTTATTTCTTCTATACAACTTGGTGTGGATGGTCCAAGAAAGCATGGCCTCACTGGAACGAGTTCAAGCGATTCATGGAAACGCGCAATGTCACATATGGAGGGAATCCAATCAAACTAGTCGCGATCGATGCAGAGCAGCATCCGGATATGGTCAAGAGATTCCATGTACAAGGTTACCCCGCCTTTCGACTGAAAACAAGCGAGAAAATCTTCGAGTATGGCCAAAAACCTTCGGTCGAAATGTTTCGCGCATTCTTAACCCGAACGCTTGGCTACGAACTCGTTGAGTAAGAATCCTGCTTTTTGTAAGATTTCGTCTGTATTAAACTCTGCTAGATCCGAATCGGAATGTAGATTTGGATAGGATAGACAAAGTGTATTCTCTGTTACACACGCATTATGAAATAAGCGTGAAGTCATAGTATAGAGTTCGTTCACATAGGAGAGTGGTGACATGGAATCCAACAAAGAATGCGTAACACTATGCTTTCTTTGTTTGAGTAGTGACATTCCAAGCGCATGTGTGGGTATGACTGCGCTAATACATGGCGTAAACAGATTTCCGTCAACATAGAGTTGTCCATACAATTCGACAGGACGAAAGATTCCTGGTATACAACAAGAACATTTCAAGGCGTCTATGATTCGTATATCTTTCGAAAACAATGTTGGCACTCCCTTCGTGATATTCGAGGATACGATATACAGCGGCATAGGAGAATCGCCTATCCTCTTGCTTCCAATGTCGATCCCTGCTTTTTGAAACATGTCGGTCACAGCGGACTCAAAGTGTGTCATTGGATACAATCCCTTACTGGAGAACGCAGACGAAAGATGTTCTAGCTTGAATGTAGGCGTAATTTTCTCCATTGATAAATATTCGTTCATTAGTGGAACGATGTGTTGAATAGGAAGTTCAAACGCAATATAGGTTGCTAGGATAGACCCGATGGAACAACCATATACACCATCTGGAAACTTTAATTCTTGATGTTTTGCAAGTTCTAAAAGAGCACCGACATGTAGAATACCTTTCACTCCTCCTCCGCCGAGTCCTATCGCGCGATAAGGCAAAGACATTCTCTTTACCGAAGAATAGTAAGGTAACTGAAAATGCTACGAGCAAACGAACTATGGAAAGAACAAGAGGAGCGTCGCGAGAATCGTATGTCTGCGATGGTTCCCGTCGTGGAACAAATTGGCGTCAAAATTCGTCAACAGGCGGTCCATAACCCCCGTGCTCCATACATTCTATACGAAGTGCCGAGTTATGTATTCGGATATCCCCTGTACGACCTGAAGGACGCAGTCGAATTTCTTACACGCGAGTTCATCAAAGCAGGATATTGGGTATGGGCCGTCGACGGAAATACACCTGGAAGTAAATGTTTGTTTATTTCGTGGGTAAAGCCTGTGAAGAGTCGCGATATGGGTAAACCAATCCTTACAACCAATTATAGACCCGCAGTATACGATTCACACTTTATGTCCTCATAGGTTTACGCTGATTCACATATATAGTAACAATGCCTCTGACAAACGCAGAATTACGTGAGCTTGGAATGAAGGATAGGGGGCTAACGAGTATGTACCAGATAGCACATTGGACAATTGGATCAATACGCGAAAAGGCGATGAATAACAGTAGAGAGGCTCATATAACTTTCACTCCAACTAACGATTTTACGAAAGACTATCTTTCTATGTATGAATCATATATTCACATACACTACCCTGAAATAGAAATAAAGCGAATGCCAACAGATTCTGAGTCTAAAACAGTGAGTTATCGATTTTCATGGGAATAGAATAATGTACCTCCCTGGAAAGTATTTTCAAGGTCTTTCGTCGCGGAAACGAACACAACGAAAGAAGGAGATTACACGCCGTTCAAAATTGAGTTGGAAGAATCCATCTGCGTATCGTCCATTCAAGACGGATACGGGCGTAAAAACACGCCGGTCGTCATACGTCAGTCGTTGGAAAAAAATGTTTCCAGATGTTCACAGTCTAGAAGGGGCATCGAAGGTGACAGGTGTTCCACTGAAGCTGGTGCGAAAATCATACAATCGCGGAATGGCGGCGTGGAGAACAGGACACAGACCCGGCGCGACGCAACAACAATGGGGATATGCCCGTGTGTATAGTATGCTTACATGTGGAAAGACACACTATACCACGGATTCCGATTTGGTGCGAGAGGCAAAGAAGACGCGAAAGGCAACGAACTGGTTTAAAAATACTTGTAAAAAAACCTGAATAGGATGTAATGTTGAAAACAACGAAAAAGACGATTCACATTGACTCTGCTGATAGAGATGTAATAAAATATCCTACCAATGGAGAGTATACAGTTCACTTACCGAGAACATACGAGAATGTAACATCATTACGTCTAAAAGGTGCGGAGTTTGCAGGTGCGAGTGGAACATCCTTTAATCCAACGAATGTATCGGACCTCTCAGTCTGGCTAGATAGTTCCGATACAAGTACACTATTCCAACAATCAGACGGAACACAACCAATCACAGCGAATGGTCAGACTGTTCGGTTATGGAAAGATAAAACTACAAATAATAATAATTTTTCGAATAGTCAAGGAACTGCTTCATATTCTTCAGGGTTCGGAGTCGTATTTTCATCTGCAAATTCGATATTACGAAGTTCAAACTCAATAAATCTTCTAAATTCAACAACTGTTTTCGTAGTCTCGAAGTTGATGACAGGTGCTCTTGATTTTAATATGTTAATTGCTTTTCCAGATATACAATCGAATGATTATAGTATACGGTTTATTAATGGTGTGCTGCGTGGAACCCCAGCTTCTAGTGGAAATGCAAATGACTTTGGTAATAATAACTATTATGTAAATGGAATATATAATCCAAATTTGGGATCTTCGGTATATACAAATTATACAATTATAGACGCTAAAAACTCGAGTGGCAATACTGGACCTACCAACATTTCCTTATCTTCCGATCTTGCTCCTGGTGGTATTAGTCGACACTATCAAGGATATATACAAGAGGTTCTTATATATAATACTACACCGACAAATACTGAGCGTCAACAGATTGAAGGATATCTTGCATGGAAATGGAATTTACAAACATCTCTTCCATCCGATCATCCATACTATAGTGTACAGGTTGGACAGGGAGGAGGTATATTCAACCACAACTATACATCCGGTTTGTCGTTATTGAACGATACTGCTATTTCCAATCCAATGTATTACTTCCTTATGGAACTAGTAGGATTGAATAAGTCTGATGAAACACGCATAGGTGGAGATAAGTCGTCATTTATAGATAAATACTTTGCCAAGATTCCCAATACACAAAATGGTTCGGGACTTATAGTGTATAACGATAAGAACCTACAGGAAAATATAGCAAAATACAATCCCCCAATCGAGCTGTTCGATAGATTGAACATTAAGTTACGCACACACGGACAGCAAGATGGTTCTGGATTTATCTATTTTACGAATAACTACAATCTAACATTTGAAGTAGAGTGTTTAGAGAATAGTATGGAAATAGATGAAAAATAAAGTATAACAAATAGCAAAGATGAACCACTCGTTTGACTATAAGGGGTTCGCAGTGTCCAAATCAGAACCAAAGACGGTGCTACGAACTGTAAAGAAGACACTCTCCATTGACTCCGCGGATAGAGATACAACAAAGTACTACACAAATGGCGATTTCGTAGTCTATCTTCCGCGTGTCTACGAGAATGTTGTCTCCCTACGTCTCACCGGAGCCGAGTTTCCCCCGCTTGTCATTACATCGGGAAGTCCCGGAGCACTCACGCATTTGTACACAAAAGGTCTAAACGTAGCGGGTACTGCTAGCAACTGGTCAAGCGATACCCAAGTAGATAGTGCTGGAAACAACTACTACTTTATGATCGATATAGAGGGGTTAAACAAGACCGACGAGACAGCCGTATCTTCGAATAAGTCGACATTTACAGATAGTTTTTTCGCAAAGATACCTGCCACTACAACGTCCTATGGTGGCGTATCCTTCATTGAATACAACGACCATTCGAATCAGGAGAATATTGCGAAGTTTTCGCCTGGAATCAAAAAGTTAGATCGTCTTCGCATACGTACACGTCTACACTCTCAACAAGATAGAAGTGGATTCATATACTGGACTGGAACCGGAGCATATGCAGGTGCTACTACGAACACAAACACAGCTAATTTTTCCTTGACACTTGAACTTGAGATGTTAGATAATAGTTTCGATGACTTCTCAAGCTTCGAGACGCATCTGCGTGACATGAAGCTAAAAAGTTAGCTTTTTTTATTTTCTTTTTAGAGTTTAGATGTTTGTTTACAGGCTATCGCACAGATGCTGAATGCGCTTCATCTGGTATTCAATGACCTGTAGCGCATCGCGGATGCTACTCTGCGTCTTCCCGCGCGCCGCGGTATTCACTGTCTCATCCGGGATGTTCCTCCAGTTCGGATGCAGCGCGTCTAGCACATCGTATACAGTAACAGCGCGACAACCGTCGTTCACACCGTAGAGAATGTCATCCACGGTGCGACGGTTTGCCTCCGCCCACTCCTTCAGGGTCTTGTAGTCCTGACCGACAATGTAGTCGAAGATCATACCCTTGTTCGGGATGGCGTGGTGCATGGAAACCCCACCATCGAGAGTCGGAGAGGCCTTCTCCTGCTCGAAGAAGAAGTAGTAGCGGGTACGAAAGTCCTTGCTGCCACGAACGTTCACCAGATGGTGAGGATTCACGCCAGACTTGATCGCGTTGTGAATGACGGAGTCCATCTTGAGTTCTACGACAGTCTCCGTATCCGTGATGTTCACCCAGTCCGGATTCAGCGTGTCTAGCACATCATGTAGCGCAAACGCCAAGCCACCATCGTTCAGACCGTAGAGAATGTCATGCACGGTGTGATTGTTTGCCTCCGCCCACTCCTTCAGGGTCTTGTAGTGCTGACCGACCATGTAGTCGAAGAT